TGGCTCTATACCGCTCATGTCGTGGAGTGGTCAATAGATACAATCTGAGTTGAAAGGTCAAAATGACTGTATCTCAATACGCAGCATCCTGCGCCAGGTACTACGCCGACGTCGCTGATGTCGGTTACTCACAGCCAGATCGCTGGACTTTCTACGATCGGTCTGACTGGGACGGCTGGCTTATCAATCCGCCCGCCAACGCCGACTGTTCGGCTCTCGTCGCAGGGTGCTACAACCTCGCGGCTCACCACGAGTGGGGCGAGCCCTTCACCGCCGGCTATTTCCCCCGGTCGACCTGGACTGGGTCCCTTCGGGAGGAGTGCGCCCAGCGCAACTTTGCCGACATCTCTGACTCCTGGACTGGTAACGAGCCCGACGGCGGATTCGAGATCGGCGATATCGTCTTGTCCGAGGCCGCTTCGGGAGGTCGGGGTCATGTCGCAATTGTGACGGGTCTCAACCCCACGATTCTGTCCGAGGCATGGATCGCTGAGGATGGTTCCGATGACGGTTGGATGGGCGACCAGACCGAGCAAGAGGTCCGCTCCAAGGAATACAACGAGCACCCGTACACCCAACAGGCGGCCTGGACGCACTGTCTGCGTCGACGGGACAACCACGGAAGTTCGGCGCCTTCCCACGCCGAGTCATCCTCCGGAACCTCCATTCAGCAGGCCGTTCTTCGCGCCGCCGACGTCACCGGGTGTCCCTGGTGGGCCGCTCTCGGCTGCCTCAAGGTGGAGACCGGCGAGGAGGGGGCCAACATCTACGGCCACGACGCCGGAGGTGCCTGCTCGGGCTGGGGCGAGGTCACGGAGCACAACTTCAAGAACTACTTCTGGCCCATCGTCTCCGAGTGGGGCACCTCGAACGGAGTCGGTCCGCTTCAGATCACCTACAACGGGTATTTCATCAACGATCCCGACCGAGCCTGGTGGGATCCGCAGAAGTCGGCCGAGGTCGGCTGCTCCATCCTCAAGGGTCTTATCGATGCCGAGGGTGATTCCTACGAGGACCTCCGCCGTGTGGGGTCTCGCTACAACTCCGGGACCATGTATGGGTCCTACGAAGCGTACGGCGTGCCTTTCTCCGACGCATGCCGCTACTGGTACAACAAAGGCCGTCCGTCTCAGGGCACGAGCGACGGCGGAGAGGAACTCGAAGTGTCATACGCAACCGATCTGCTTTCCGAGATCAAGGACCGCCTCGTCGAGGTCTCCGACCAGACTGGTGCCGGCATCGCCGGGCGTCGTTTCGACGGACCCATCGTTGGCTGGCTGAAGGATGTCTCCTACAAGGAGGACCAGATCCTGAAGGCTCTCAACGAGATCAACACGAAGCTCGACGAGAAGAAGTGAGGTCGCCGTGCCTTACTGTCACGTCAAGGGAGACATTCCTCCGTTCGCTACACTGACGGTCGATCCTGATGACGGCGCCACTTACGTCGATACTGCTGGCGAGAACGGCAAGATCGACGGTATGGTGTGGTTCTTCCGCGGTACCAGCGCTCGACTCTTCCTGGATGATCAGGGATGGCCCGCCACAAAGACGGTAACTCTGAGTAAGGATAGCATCGTCGACGTCACCATCAAGACCAACCGTCCAGCGGGCGGCGGAGGCGGGGGGAATGGGAACGTCATGATCCTCGGCCGTGAGGAGCAGGTGCCCGCGGGTACTCCTCCGAACACGGTTATCGTACGAAAGGTCTGATCATGGCGTCCCACATGAAGGGCATCGCAGTCTCTAAGAATCCGGACGAGAAACTGAGCGTTTCGTCTGTCGCCGGGGACTGGGCGCTGCTCATAGTGGGTGGCCAGTACGGCGACATGCTGGATTGCACGCCTGCGGGATGGACCGGGAAGTACGCCACCGGGGCCAAGCTTCGCTCTTGTACCGTAGCCGTCAAAATGGTTGCCAATCCTGCCGACACCCAGAACGTGGTGTGGAAGTCCAAGAATGCGGGGTATAACGCCCGGTGCTGCGCAGTCCTCATGGTGCTGGATGGGACCAAGGTTAAGAACCTGGTCCCTCGTTTACCGGCTGAGAGTGCCGACGGATGGAAGAACGGCCCATTCCCCCAGTTCACAGGATTCGTGCAGCACGACACTGCGACCAATCCGCTGGCTACTTTCCCAGCCAACGTCGAGTCCGTAACGAACGGCTCCTGGGGTAAGGCCACTAACGCATCCTGGTCGTCGATCGTCGTCGGCTATGCGCAGTCTGCGTACATACCTCCGAGCGATACGGGCGTGTGCGCCAGGTTCGGCGTCGACGTTCAACTTCAGGAGGAGAACAACTCGCTGGACCCGACTCTTGCCGACGGATCAAGGATTGGCGTCACTGTATGGGACGGGGCTCGGGAGACTCTAACGTCTACGGTACGAGCAATTCCCGAGGGCGCCAAGACGATTAGCGAGTTGCTCACAACCCCCCACTTCATCGTTGGTCATCGGGGCGGATCCCAGTCCTGGCCTGAGCACACAGAGATCGGCTACACCCAGGCCGTCGACTACCATGCTCACGCGTTGGAATTCTCGGCCGCTCGGAGCAAGGATGGAGTCTGGTTCGGGTGTCACGATAAGAGCCTGTCGCGTCTTGTCCCGGCTCTAACCAAGAACGCGGACGAGTATACCTGGGCGGAGATCAAGGCCGAAGCGTCGAAGACCCAGTATATGCCAGCGACGATCGACTGGTTGCTTGAGACGTACGGTAAGAGCCATGTCATCGTCTTCGACCCTAAGTACCAGCTATCCAAGTGGGACGCCATTTGTGATATGTTCAAGGGCATGGAGCAGAAGGTCATCCTCAAGTCGTACGGGGACTCTAAGTGGGCGTTCGACATGATACGAGAACGAGGGTTCAAGACCTGGGGGTACGCGTATATTTCAGACACCGGCAAGACGTGGTATCCGGACTTCCTCGCGGGGAAGGTCTGCGATATTCTGTCCATGGAGTTCAATGCGCCACAGACCGCATGGGATGCCCTGAAGGCTTCAGGTCTCCCGACAGTTGCGCATATTCCCGCTGACGCCGAGCAACTCAAGACAGGATGGTCTCGAGGAGCGATGGGCGCCATCGTGTCAGGTATCGCGGCCGCCTGTGAGAGGGCCGCATGAGCCCGGCGTTCACGCTGGAGATGGATTCGAGGATGGACACGGGGAAGTGGCTCGAGAGACTCAAAGAGGGCCGCTTCTTCGATTTCCTCGACGACTGCGGACAGGCCGGGGTGGCTGCGCTAGCTGCTGCTACTCCGGTCAGGTCCGGTTACACCGCATCCAGCTGGTCCTACGAGATCAAGCGGAGCGCGAACCGAGTCTCGCTGGTCTGGAACAACTCCCACGTGGAGCAGGGTGTCCCGATCGCAGTCATATTGCAGTACGGGCATGGCACCAGAACCGGTGGCTATGTCCAGGGCGTGGATTATATAAATCCGGCGCTCAGGCCTATATTCGACAGCATCGTCAAGCAGCTTGAAAGCGCGGTGAGAGGCTAGTGGCGTCAATCGAGGAGCGGGTAGTCGCTCTTAAGTTCAACAACGGCCAATTCATGAACGGGGTTCAGGACTCCCTTAACGGAGTCAAGAAGCTCGAGGAGGGATTGGCATTCCGAGGCGGCGTTGAGGGGATCAATCAGGTCTCGGCAGCCGCCAAGAACCTTAATTTCTCGGAGGCCCAGGCGGGTATTGCCGAGACTACGAGCAAATTCTCGACTCTCCAGTCGATTGCTTTCGGCGCACTCGCCAGCATCGGTGGAAAGATCGCAGAAGTCGGCTCCTCGATGCTCTCGAGCTTCACGGTTCAGCCCCTTATCGATGGTATGAAGGAGTACGAGCTCCAGCTTAACTCCGTTCAGACCATTCTCGCCAACACTGCCCAGAAGGGCGAGACGATCCAGACCGTTAACGCGGCTCTGGACCAACTGAACACCTACGCGGACCAGACCATCTACAACTTCGGTGAGATGACGTCCAACATCGGTAAGTTCACCGCTGCGGGTATTGGTCTGGACGACTCGGTTGCATCAATTAAGGGTCTGGCAAACTGGGCGGCAGTCGCCGGTGCCAACTCAGAGGCCACCTCGAGGGCTATGTACCAGCTGTCGCAGGCCATGGCCGCGGGAACAGTGAAGCTTCAGGACTGGATGTCCCTGGAGAACGCCGGTATCGCTACCAAGCAGTTCCAGGACCAGCTGATCCAGACTGCCAAGATCCACGGCAAGAACGTCGACGAGATGATCGCCAAGAATGGTTCGTTCAGACTCTCCCTGCAAGAGGGCTGGCTGGACCAGGAGATCATGATGGAGACTCTGAAGCAGATGGCTGGTGAGTACTCCGACGAGCAACTTCTCTCCATGGGTTACACCGAGGAGCAGATCGCTCAGATCCAGGAACTGGCCAAGACTGGTATGTCGGCGGCTCAGGACATCAAGACGTTCTCTCAGTTGATGGGCGTTATCGGTGAGGAGCTGGGTTCGTCCTGGGCTCAGTCGTTCCGAATCATATTCGGTGACTTCGAGCAAGCCAAGGAACTGTGGTCCAAGGTCGGCGCCTTCCTCACGGGTCCGAGCGGCGTCATCACTCAGATGGGTAACGCCCGAAACGCCCTTCTCCAGGGCTGGGCCGACCTCGGTGGTAGGGAGAAGGTCCTCGAGGGCCTCGCCTCCATGTTCCACGCCATGTGGGATCCGCTCCAGCGCATCGGTCAGGCGTTCTCGCAGGTCTTTAGTGGCCCGTCCGCTGAGGGACTGTACAGCATGTCCGAGGCTTTCGCTAACTTCATGGCCAAGTTGGTTCCCAGCGAGTCTACTATCGAGTCGATCGGCCTGTACTTCGAGTCGTTCTTCCGGATCGTCAAAATAGGTGTAATGGTCCTCACGGACTTCGCCAAGGTGATCGGATGGATCGCCGGCGGAGCGCTCCGGGGACTGGGCGCCATCATTTCCAACCTGACCGGGCACACCGCAGGATGGTCCTCGACACTCAGGGATCATATTGCGGCTGTTCAGGAGTGGTATGACAGCCTGAATGTCGCCGAGAACGTCATCAAGGCCATCACCTGGACGGGCGCCGGCTTGAAGCGTATCTGGAACAACTTCTCCGAGGGGTTCCATGACGAGATCACGCCTAGTCTCAGGCGCCTCAGGGAGGCCTGGGACGGTCTGTGGGAGGCTCTGAAGTCTGCAGGATCCGGGATCAAGGAAGCCATCGTTGGACCCTTCCGGGAGCTCAAGGAGAGCGCCCAGGAAGTCGGTCAGGCGCTCGGTATCGCCAGTGATTCCACGGATGAGGCCGGCGAGACAGCCGAGGCGAACGAATCCAAGTTCACCAAGCTCAAGAACAAGATCGTCGAGCTCTTCGAGTCTGCCTTTAAGAAGTCCTACTTCTGGGGGCAACACCTGGCCGACCATCTTATTCCGGCGATCGATAAGCTCACCAGCTTCATCAACTGGCTAACCGAGTGCATCAACAAGCAGGCCATCGTCGTCAGCGACTGGTTGACTCCTAAGATGGAGCGACTGGCCGCACTCTACGACGAGGTGTCCACCAAGTTCAGCGAGTGGGCCGAGGCCATGCAGAACGGGCCCGATATTGCCTGGTTGTCGTCCCTCGGCGGCATTCTGTCGTCGTTCGGAGCTGGTGTCTGGGGTGTCCTCAAGAATCTGGCAACGCTGAACTTCAACTTCGACGTCCAACCGTTCAAGAAGGCGTTCAGCGACCTCAAGACGCTCATGGGCGAGTACGCCGAGTCTGTCAAGTACGGCTGGAGTACCACCAAGGACTTCATCGCCAACCTCGAGCTCAAGGACAAGGCTACGTCCGGGTGGCATAACTTCGTCAAGCTCCTCCATGGTATTGGCAAAGTTCTCTCCACTGTTGGCCACTACGCCGTCATCGCGGCCAAGGCCATCATTGAGCCGTTCAAGGGCGCGTTCGCCGAGCTCAAGAACATGGCCGACAACGGTGACTACGGGGGGATATTCGACGCTATCCTCAAGACTGGAGCGTTGGTCACATTCCTTGCAATTGCCCGGAATGTTATCAACACCTTCAAAGAGTGGGGCAAAGCAGGATCCAACTTCGCTGGAATCCTCGGCAGTGTCAAGGACGTCATCGACGGGTTCAAGGAATCGATGGAGGCTACGACCAACCGGGTCAAAGCTACCACCATTCTTATTCTTGCCGGTGCTGTTCTCGTTCTGGCTGCTGCACTATGGGTTGTCGCTCAGATCCCGGCCGGAAAGATCGTAGCCGCTGGTGCTGCTCTATATTTCATGTTCAACATGCTGAAGAAGGCGGAGGACGAACTGTCCGGCTCCGGCGAAGGCAAGGACATGAAGGGGCTCACCAAGCGGATGTTTGCCCTGGTCGTATTGGCCGGAGTCGCGCTCCTCCTGGGCAAGGCTCTGAACAACATCGGCACCATGTCCTGGGACGATATCCTCAAGGGTACTATCGGGCTCTTTGCCGTCATAAAGATGCTCTTGATGATGGCCGATACGACTACCAAGAAGAACAAGGATATCCTGGCGTTCGCCGCCACGGCAATTCCGCTAGGCATCGGCGTAATGCTCCTTGCTTACGCGGTCAAACCACTCGGCGAGATGAGCGCTTCTGACCTTGCTCAGGGCGTTCTGGCTCTTGGTCTTATCATGAAGATGATGACCATGATGTCGGAGATGGGTACTGTCAAGGTCAAGAAGGCCTCGGCATTTGCGTTCCTTGCTCTGGCATTTACCATGCGTCAGATCGCGAAGGTTCTTACCGAGATCGGTGAACTGTCCTGGGGAGACACGATCAAGGGTATCCTTGCCATGGATCTATGCCTGGCGTCCTTGATGATTGCTGTCGAGAGACTCGGAAGTGACAAGTTCGGGGGCGGCAAGTCTCTTGTCGGGGCCCTGTCGCTCCTTATTCTGTCGGCGACACTCAAGCTCATCGCCAGCGATATTGAGAGCTTCGCTTCCCTGCCATGGGGCGACTATCTCAAGGGTCTGCTCATGATGTCAGTGGCTCTGGGCGTTCTCATGGGGATCAGCGCTATCGGCGGTGGAGGTCTCGGCGGTGCGGCGGCACTCTTCGTGACCGTGGCTGCTCTTGCACTCCTGGTGCCCGTCATGAGGGTCCTGGGAGAGATGGATTGGGCTACGGCTGGCAAGGGTATCGCCATCATGGCCCTGGCGCTAGCCGCTCTGGTGGCCGTCGGATACGTTGCCGAGTTCGCTGCAGTCGGTCTACTTGCACTGGGCGGCGCCATCCTGATGATCGGTATGGGTGTCGGTCTAGCGACCGAGGGTATCGCCAAATTGGTTGATGCCATTGCGAACCTGTCGACCTCGGGCGCCGATGGTGTCCAGACATTCCTCGCGGCCGTCGACGGCTTCATCGAGAGAATGCCTGCGATGGGTACGGCGCTCGGCGAGGGCTTCATCAACTTCATGCAGGTCCTCATCGACAATTCGGGCACCATCGTCGAGTACCTCAAGCTTATCCTGACGTCTGGCGCTCAGGCTATGATTGAGTCTATCCCGACGTTCGTTCAGCTCATGACCACGATCCTCCTGGCGATCATCCAGGTCATATACGACAACGCCCAGGCGCTCATCGACTGTGCCATATTCTTGATCCTGACCTTGTCACAGGCTCTCATCGATAACATGCCGCAGTTGGTCCAGAGGGGTTCGGATGTCCTCATATCCTTCCTGGATGGTCTGAGCCAGAAGATCCCAGAGATCGGGACGAAGGCTACGGACTGTATCGTGGCCTTCATCACCAGTCTCGGCGACGAGATGCCGCGAATCACCGATGCAGCGGCCAAGACCGTCATCAAGTTCATCAACGGACTTGCTGATGCGATCGAGAACAACTCTGAGGCTATGGCTCAGGCGGGCGTTCGACTCATCAGTGCCATAATTAGGGGTATCGGCACCGGCATCAGGACTCTCGTATCCACAGGCGTTGCGCAGATGAAGAACGCTGGTATTCAGCTGGTCAACGGCCTCAAGAATGCGATCACCGAAAAGCTCTCCTCCATCGCCAGTGCGGTCACGAGCATGGGTAGCACCGTGGTTTCGAAGGTCAAATCGGCGTTCGGCATTCATTCTCCTTCGAGAGTGATGTACGAGATCGGTGATTTCCTAATGCAGGGTCTTGCGAACGGTATCACCGAGAACACTGAGCAGGGTATTACGGCGGCATCCACCATGGCCCAGGACACCGTGGACGCGTTCTCCAAGGGCTTCGGTAACACGAAGGATATTTGGAACAACGCATTCGGAGAGAACGCCGATCCGACGATCAAGCCGGTTCTAGACCTCTCGCAGGTCGAGGAGCAGGCAGATCGCATCGACGAGCTCTTCCCTCAGGAGGAGATCACCAGTACTCTCGCGTCGACGGCAACCGCCACCCTCGCGGGACGAGTCGCAGGGAGCGCTCTTACGAAGTCGGATAATAACGCCGCCACCAGCGAGACGTACAACCAGGGCACAAGTCTCGTGTTCAACCAGTACAACAACTCGCCGAAGGCGCTGTCCGAGGCGGAGATCTACCGCCAGACTCGTAACCAGATCGAGCAGGTGAAGGGAGCCATGTACGAGCTATGATTGAGTCAATCGAGTTTCTTACGTACCGGCAGCAACGCGTAGTTCTTCCTCTGAGGGATCCTTGGGGGACGGGCGTGGCTGTCAAATCCGTTGATGGCCTGTCGGCTACGAAGGCCTCGATCAACACAACCGAACTGGCTCTTACGGATGTGGCTATATTCAACGGCGCGAGGGCGGGAATGAGGAACCTCAAGATCAAACTCGCGCCGTTGCCCATGCCCGACATCGAGACCAGCAGGCAGCGCATATACTCCTGGTTCCAGATCAAGCAGCTCATGACTGTGTATATCAACACGGACAAGCGCAGGGTCAAGACCGAGGGGTACGTCGAGACGGTTGAGGCGGACATATTCTCGAAGGAACAGGAGATCAACATCTCCCTTCTATGTCCAGATGCTTACTGGCATGACGCGGACACCAGCATCGACAAGAACCTCGAATGGTCCAGGGAGATCCCGTCTTTCGAGTTCGACTTCATGGACCAGCCGTCCCCGTCGCTTGAGTTCAGCAAGGACCGAGGCTTATTGTCCGCCACGATTGACTACGAGGGCGATGTGGAGACCGGGTTCACCATGGTCTTCACGTTCCGCCCAGGGGCCAAGCTTCCGATCACGGTGACCGAGACATTCTCCGGAGACCAGTTCAAACTCACCGGGGCATTTCTTGACAAGACTTACTACAAGGTCGATCCCATCGTGGGTGGCGACATCGTCACGGTCAATTCCAGGACAGGGCGCAAGTCCATCGTCCGAAATCGAGGTGGGCGAAAGGATAAGTTCATCGCAGCATTGGATCGTAACTCTGATTGGCTCAAACTTAGGCCTGGCGTCAACGAGTTCCAGATCGCTATGAATGATCCGAATCTCACGGACGTATATTTCTCAACCGACGTTCTCTACCAGGGGGTGTGACATGTACCTTGCGGTTCTCGATGAATCCATGATTCTCCAGCATATTTGCGAGGACTACAAGTCCGTCATCTGGACTGAGCGGTTCCACGGCTTCGGCGATTTCAAGCTCACGGTTCCCGGAACCCTGGAGAACCTGCAGATCTATCAACTCGACTACTACCTGTACACCAAGGGCACGAACAAGCTCATGATCATCGAGCAGATCGAGCTCAATACCGAGTACAGCAAGCAGTCGTTATTGACGGTCAGCGGTCGCAGTCTCGAGTCTATATTAGACCGACGCGTCATGCATCCTTATCCGATTTGGGAGGGGACTATCCTCTGCAAAGAGGAGCGAACCCGAGGTAAGGTCAAGGATGTGGTCAAACACTACAGCAACCTGCTCTTCAAGCAGCGAGACTCCCTTGACACGTCACACGAGCGCCATGTAAAAGGCTTCGGGTGGTATTCGGTCGACGAGCTGCCGGAGGGGATTCGGCGGGGGCGCCCCGTTTCATCGTTGGATATTGGCAACATCAAAGTCAGTAGCGATGGACCCGTCCGCGATATGAGGATACGAAATGCGTCCGGTTGGTCGGCCTATCCGGATTACGATAAGGATCCCTACAGTATGGAAGGGTCCTGGTACAAGGTAGTCCAAGAGCTGACGGATCTGACCATGTCCGGCTGGGCTATTGAGTACGACGGGGAGGACCCATACTATTGGTACGGATATACCTACAACGGCGTAAACCGAACATTCAACCAGGGCGAACGGCCGCCGGTAGTATTCTCTCCGAAGTATGACAACCTATCCAAGGCCACCTACTTCAAGTCCAAAGTCGGTACGCGGACCAAAATATTCTCGGGAGCGGTCAAGTTCGAAATCCCCACACAACTAACTCTCGACGCGGAGTATCTTGGCGGTAGTGCTTCTAATAACGCCATGCAGAACAACTCCGTAACGGTGGGGACCCCCGGACTTGGTTTGCGCGAGGGATATTTCAAGTCGCCATCTGTCGAGCATACTAACGGCATGATGCAGGATTCCTTGGGGGGTAAGGGCGTTCTCCCTAACGACCCGAAATCCATCCATCGCCAAATCCACGAGCAGTGCAATACCGAGCTGTGGCGGCACATGCCCATCGAGATGTTCTCGGGCGAGGCTGCTCAACAGTCCATGTATACCTATAACGAGGACTTCTTCCTGGGCGATTTCGTGCAGATCCAGAACGAGTTTGGGCAGCAGGACATCGCTCGGGTAACCGAGTACATCCGCACCTCCTCGGACTCGGAGGGCGACGTCTTCTATCCGACGTTCGAGTCCCTGTCCGATATTCAGAAGTCAAAACCGGGGTTGAACATCACATGACAGAGAAATCAGGATTCTTCGTTTCCATCAATGGGGACAGGAAGTACTCCGCTGATGACTTCGGCCGCATGTTCGACGGAGTCATCTCGGACGGTATATTCCAGAACTGGGGTCGAGGGTACCAGGTTGCCAAAGGCTCTGGACGAGAGATCGTCGTACAGTCCGGCCGCGCCTGGTTCAAGGGACACTGGATTGAGAACGACGCGAACAAGGTCTACGCGCTCACCGAGGGTGCTACGGACGGCGATCGTTACGACGCCATAACCCTCAGGGTCGACAAGACGCCTAGCGTTCGCTCCGCTGGTACTCGTGTTATTCAGGGAACTTCAGGGGGCGGTGTTCCTCAGCCTACCCAGACGAACGACACCTTCGAGGTCATCATCGCCTATATTCGGGTCCCCAGGGGAGCCAAGACGAACACGGACTTCGAAGTCACGGACTGCCGCGGTAGGGTTGGCGCTCAGTATGCTCAGTGGGCTCAGAGTGTCATGCAGCCCAAGCAGATCGCTCTGAACAACAAGAACGATTTCCTCAACGCCTTCAACAACGACCCGAATCTTAAGCGAGTCATTACTCGGGGTAACAACCTGGGCCGGGTCATGACGCCCGCTCAGAAGGCAGCTATTCGAAACGGGACGTTCGACGGCTTGTGGCTGGGCGACTACTGGCAGTACAACGATAATTCCTGCAAGTGGATCATCGTCGACTTTGATCGGTGGCTGGACTACCCGAATGGCGAGGGGGCGCATCGCATCACGGTCATGAGCGACCGGAATCTCGGAATCGACAACATCGGCGAGTCTGGATGGTGCGAAAACGGCTGGAACGGCTCCAAGATGCGACGGGACTATTCCAATGGCATGGTTCGTTTCTCCACGCTCACCCAGGTCTTCGCTATGTCGGACTTCCGGACGTTCCCTGTTATGGAGCCGCACGGGTATGAGAACACGGGTAACGCCTGGGAACGTACCGAGAAGGATTGGAACTGGGAGTACCCGCAGCTTACCATTCCGTCCGAGTTCGAGATGTTCGGCTCATACCTTGTGCACAACCGCATCAATGGTGACACCCACACCATTGGCCCCATCTCTCGTCAGTTCTCGTATTTCCGTGTCGGTAACCCGATTCCGACTCCTGGCGAGTCCTTCTGGCTCCGGGATCAGATCTCTAAGGACTACTTCGGCCTGTACTACGGCGACCAGCGTCGAATCACTTGGGCCCAGTGGACTGAGAAGTACGGGGTGCGCCCGATCGTTTCTATCGGAGGCTAAATGTCTCACACAGTTGAGCTCGTGATCACCATATTTGGCTCCGTTCTCACCAGTACTGGCGTCTGGGCGTATATCCAGAAGCGTACCGAGAGGCACGACGCCAAGACGCAGCTGATGCTGGGTCTAGCCCATAACCAGATCGTAGCCATGGGAACCGCATATCTGTCCCGCGGTTACATCACCATCGATGAGTTTGAGGACTTGCAGAAGTATCTGTATCAGCCCTACCACACTTTCGGCGGAAACGGGACTGCCGAAAAGGTAATGGACGCCGTGAACCGGCTTCCGATCCATTTTCCTGACACCCGAAGAAAGGATAAGCGCTATGTCGCTGTCGAATCAGACCTACAACACGCTGAAGTGGATTGCACAGATCCTGCTTCCTGCCCTCGCCACCCTGTATCTCGCCCTGGCGGGTTTGTGGGGTTTCCCTCACACTGAGGCGGTTGTGGGTACCATCACCGCTCTCGACACGTTCCTGGGCGCTCTGCTCGGTCTTGCAGCCAAGAACTACGAGCCCGAGGTTGACGGCGTGCTCCATGTGGACCACAAGAACCAGGAGGTCTACGCCGCTCTGGAGACTCCTGCCGAGGACATGACCAAGAAGGACACCGCCACTCTGAAGGTCTCCGAGGTCAACTGACCCGCGGGATCGACATGGTCTATAATGATACCCCTCATTTGAAAGGAATACCATGTCCGACAACAAGCCGAACACCAAGAAGGCCCTCGAAGAGGCTTACGCTTTCATCGACGGCATGGACCCCGACAGTGAAGCCTATCGCGAAGCTCTCCGCAGCATCAAGGAGCTTGAGCAGATTCAAGACGCAAAACACCGTCGTTTCTGCCCCAGCCCCGATGCTGTGGTGGGCGCCGCCGGCTCCATCCTCGGAATCCTCGCTATCGTGAAAGCTGAGCAGATCTTCCCCGTCGCCTCCAAGGCACTCGGATTCGTCGCCAAGATCCGCATCTGAGACACGAAAGCCTAGGACCCCACAAGGGTTCTAGGTTTTTCGCAAACCTTCTGATGTTCGAAATCCAAAAATTCCCGGGTGGAAAAATTGGAACGCAGAATTCACAAGCCCTATAACGAGACCCCTCACGAAAGGAATTCGCCATGTCTAGCCTCTTCATCGCATTCGGTTTCATCTCCTTCGTCATGTTTCTGTACACCGTCTACTCCCAGGCCCAGCAGATCAAGGCGCTCAAGAAGACCGTCCGCCACCAGCGGCATCTCCTTAAGTTTACCTCGACTCCGTCCGCCCAGGAGACCGACAATGTAGAGAAGTATCTCGAAGAGGATTGGGCCGAGATCGAGAAGTTATTCCGACACCGATCCACCATGAAGTGACCCTCACTCCTAGGACCCCACAAGGGTTCTAGGTTTCTCGCAGGATCAGCAGAGCTTATAATGAGACCCCATGCGAAAGGACTGATCATGCTGATCTCCCGCCTCGTCGAGAACCTTGTCAAGTCTGTCATCTACTGCGTTGGCATCTACGCCATCGTCAAGTGGGTGCTCGGACGCTACAGCGTCTCGAAGAAGGATTCCCCCAACCCCAGCCACTTCGACACAAATCTCTAACACCACCCCTAGAACCCAACCCGGGTTCTAGGTTTCTCGAGAAAGGAACGCCCATGGACGATGTCGAGGTAGAATTCCACGAACCAGATCCTGACACCAACATGCAGAAGGTCACTCTCAAGGTCCCACCCCACGTTGACCCGATGGTTGCCAAGCAGATGCTCCGCAATGCTCTCAGGGATCCGGTCGCCGTTGAGACCTGGCGAGTAGAGCTTAACAAGATCGAGAAGGAGAGCAAATGAACCTCGCATTTGTCAAAGCTACCCAAGAATTCGTCATACGCAACTCACACCATATCCTCACAGGACTGGCACTGTTAGGCCTCGGAGCATCAGTCGCTCTGAGCGTCCATGCGGACCGTCAGATGCAGGAGTGGGATATCGACGACTTCAAGCGCCTCACCAAAGAACAGCGGATCAAGATTTACGCTAAGATCTACGCTCCTCCCGCCATCGCCATATTGGCTACGGGCGCTTGCGTCATCGGTGCTCATAGTATCTCGGTCAAGCGTGAGTCGTCCCTGCTCCTTGCCTACGAGGGCACGCGCCAGGTGTATGACCGTTATCGCGCATCCGTCCAGGATCGCCTTGGTCCTGAGGAGAAGACCATCGCCCAGAACGCCGCGTCCAAGATGGACCCGTATCCTCGTGACGCCGCTGTGGTTTGCGGCGAGGGCGACGTTCTATTCTACGACGCCTACAGCGGCCGTTATTTCAAGTCCACCGTCAACAAGATCGACCGTGTCGTCAACGAACTCAACTACACTCTCCTCCGTGAGATGTGTGTCAGCCTCAACGAGTTCTACGCCGGCATCGGCCTCGAGGGTATTTCCCTGGGTGATCAGCTCGGGTGGAATGAGCAGAGGCAGATCGAGGTACACTACGGCGCTCAGGTCTCGGATGACGGAAAGGCCGTCGTGGTCGTTGATTTCGTCGTAGAGCCCACTGAGAAGTGGTTCAAGCTTTCGTGAAAGGAGCACAGACTATAACGAGACCCATCTAGAAAGGAACACCCATGAGTTTCAAAGAGACCACCGGATACAAAGTCGTATCCCTTGTCGCCTCGACATCCGCCAGCATTACCGCCGGTGCCGTTGTCGGCGCTCTCTGCCCTCCAGCTGGAGTGGTATTGACCGCCATCTACGGCGTCGGTAGTAGTGTCCTTGGTACATATGTCGGCGACAAGGCCGGACGACAGTACGCCGAGACCCTTGCCGAGACCATCGACTCCATGAAGACACCTCAGACCAACTAGACCGCCGTGCCCTCCAACAGAGGGCATAGGCTTTCGCAAATTCTGCACGCACTATAATGAGACCCCATCAACTCGAAAGGAACTCTCATGTCCGAGAACACCGTTGCCACCACCGTTCCGACCCCCGAGACCGTTGAGGACGAGACCCCCATCGTCACCGTCAACTGGACCAAGCTCGGTGCCGTCGCCAAGAAGAGTGCGCGTTACGTGCTGCCCGCCGCAGCTGGTTTCGCCGCGCTCGTCCTGGTGAAGGCCCTCGCTTCCAGCAACGATGACGACGAGACTCCCGCCATCTCCGGCTCGGACGACGACGTCGTGGACGCTGAGCTCGTCGAAGAGACCGACGACTGATACTACTCACCCCCAGGATCCCACAAGGATCCTGGGTTTCTCATTTTTCAGAAAGGACGAACGATGGAGCTTCAGGCGGCCGTGGTGGTTACCCTCACCGAGAACGGCAAGACAGTCAAGCGCGTCATCCAGAAGAGCGACAAGTTCGACGAGAAGACCTCGTGGGACCATATTGTCAAGCAGACCAAGTCGCTCGCAGCTACCACTCTCAACTCGATGGACTGAAAGGCATATCCATGATCAAGATGAACGTCAGCGCCGAGACCTTCGACGGCGACATGGTTACCGAGACCCTCTGGTTCCACATGAACAAGGTGGACCTGATCGAGCTCCAGCAGTCGGAGCCGGGCGGGTTCACTGACACGCTTCAGGCGTTCATGTCCCGCAAGCCTGAGGACTGGACCAATAAGGACAAGTTTAAGCTGTTCGAGTTCTTCCGCACCGTGGTCGACAAGGCCTACGGAGAGAGGACGTCGGACGGCAAGCGATTCCGCAAGTCCCCCGAGATCCTCGCCAACTTCAAGGACAGCATCTTCTACGACGAGTTCGTCCTGAGCCTGCTGGAGGACGAGAACAAGAGCATCAAGTTCTTCAACGGCGTCATGCCCAAGGCGCTCCTCGAGCAGGCGAAGAAGGATCGTCCGGACGTGTTCGGTAAGATCGAGGCCTGAGAAACCCAAGCGGGGCCCTGGGGAAACCTGGGGCCCCGCATATCAGAAGGAGCGAGCATGACCGATAACGTACCCGTGCGGGGCGATTTCCCCTCCAACTCACGGAAGACCAAACCCGCCGTCGAAAGGGTCGTCAAGACTCCGGCGCGTATTGATAAGGGCAGTCTCGGTAAGCAGGCGCTTCAGGCGTTCTTCGCAGAGGACATCAAAGAGGTAGCCAACTACCTTCTCTGGGATATTGCCCTGCCCAGTGTCAAGAACGCCGTGAGCGATATCTTCACATCCGGGATCGACCGTCTGCTCTTCGGAGGCGACGGCGGTCCTCAGCGCTCTCGCAGCAACAAGACCTATACCTCATATTCCAATCGGACTTACGGACGGCGTGAGACTCCAACCGAGCGGACGTACACTCAGAGGGACCGTCGGGAGCACAATCTCGAGTCCATCATATTCGCAACCCGTAGTGAGGCCGAGGATGTCCTGAATCACCTGATCGGCATCTGCGACCAGTACGACGTGGCAACCGTGGGAGACCTGTACGGCATGGCCGGCATTTCCCAGTCATACACCGATGAGAACTGGGGATGGCGGGATCTCCGAAGCGGACGTGCTGTCCGTTCCCGCAATGGATACATTCTCGATCTACCGAAACCGGAGGACGTCCGATGAACGACGAAGAGATGACAACCGTATACGGTCTCACATCTATCTTTCTCACTGTTTTCATTCTTCTACTCATCCTCGCCGGCCTAGGATCCCTGCCGGTCTGGGTTATATTCGCAGGCCTGTTGGTCATCAACGCCATTCTTATCGCAGCGATCGTGAACGACATAAGGAACAACAAATGAGCGTCGAGCAGATGCGTGACAAGTTGCGCAAAGCATACGGAGGATCGGCGGCGTGGGTCGCCAAAGTTGACCGCATGAGTGACGGTCAGGTAATCGCAGTCTACAACAGCCTCAACGAGAGAAAGTATTTCGCATCATGAGTATCATGTTCGCGTCCCGAAGCGAGGCCGAGGAGGCTCTGAATCACCTGATCAGCCTCCGCGACCTGCGTGGCGTGGCGACCGTGGGAGACCTATGTGACTTGGTCGGAATTTCCAAGACATACATGGATGAGAACTGGGGATGGCGAGATCTCCGAAACGCACGAGTTGTCCACACCCGTAGCGGATATGTTCTCGATCTACCGAAACCAGAGGACGTCCGCGTTAACGACGTTCAAGTAACCAAATTCTATAACCTTGGAAAAGAGGGGTTCCCCGTATCATGAATCTTACTGTTATTTCGCGTCTTGCCGGCAAGAGCGCTCTCATCGTCTCCAAGAACGCTCCCGCCATCCTGACGGGGCTGGGGATCGCCGGCTTCACCGCAACCGCAGTCCTCACGGCCAAGCAGACGCTGAGCGTCGGCGAGGTCACCTGGGAGGACCTGAACGAACTGTCCACGGTCAAGGCGGCTGAGGACGAGGAGAAGTTCGACAAGCGAGAGATTCAGATCGCCAAGGCCCGTGCCTGGGGCAACCTGACGAAGCATCTTGTCAAGCACTATGCCCTGCCGCTGAGCCTGGGCACGGCCTCCGCCGTTTCTCTGATCCTGGCGCACCGCATTTCTGCGCATCGGATTGCTGGTCTGTCCATGGCCTACGCCGGTCTCGAGGAGTCCTTCCGCAACTACAAGGACCGTATCGAGGAGGGCTTCGGTAAGGAGGAGACCGAGCGTATTCTCGCCGAGGCTGACGCCAACGCCCTTGACAAGGCGAAGATGGACTACTACAACGAGACGGGGCGTGAGTTCCAGCTCAAGCCTGAGGAGTTCATGCGTGAGCTCGGCGTCTCGCCATATGCTGTCGTATTCGACCAGAACGCGAAAGCCTGGGAGGGGAACGAGGACTACAGCCTCATGATCCTCCATGCTCAGGAGAACTACGCCAACGACATCCTGCGGACTCGTGGATATCTGCTCCTGAATGATGTGTACAAGGGCCTCGGCCTGCCTCCGACCTCTGCCGGTTCCGTGGTAGGCTGGGTGTACGACAACGAGGACGGCGACGGCATCGTCGAGTTCGGCAACTTCGAGGTATTCAACTACCGCGACTACGACCCCGTCCTCGGACGCGAGGTCACCAAGTTCGTCCTCGACTTCAACGTCGACGGCGTTATCTACGACCAGATTGACAGGGTGGCAATCCGATGAAGGTAGCATTTCTGATCTTGGTCGGTTTCGCCATCGGTCGAGCAACTAAACGAAAGGGACGCAAGTGAAACTACTACCGGCGCTCGTCGTCGGTCTCGCGGCGACATTTCTTGCCGTGCAGGACTTGAAGGGCGAGAAGAAGGAGCCTGTAGAGTCTCCGGACGAGATCCAGGAGACACCGGAAGAGAAGGAGAAGCAGATGGACGAGTACGAGGAGATCGTCAACGACGAGTATCGCCCGTTCACCATGGAGGACGACATTTCCGAGATCATCGGAGAGGCTCCAGAGGAAGAGGACGAAGACGAGGAGATCGCGGAGGGCGAGACCGTCCGCGAAATCACAGAAGCGGAGTACAACGAGGGCGCATTCGGGTTCGAGCGCGTCGACTTGATGTATTTCATCGACGACGAGGTCCTGTGTGACTCGGACATGATCACGATCGACAACAAGGACGAGTGGCTCGGCGACGTCGACCTTGTACTCGGGCCTGGTAGTATCACGCTTATGTGGATCCGCAACTTCAACCTCTCCTACGATATTCGCCTCGAGATTATTGAGGACTCGTACTCCGGATCCCGCTGATGGAAGAGGAGTACTTCGACTTCCTGCTCTCATTCTTGGACGAGGATGAGAGCCAGCTGCCGAGCATATTCGGCAACTACTACCTCCTGTCGAAGCTCCACCGTATCGACTTCCGCTACTCCCTCATGATGGACCGCAATCGGGACATGGATGGGCGTGAGTGGCGGAACCGCTACGGCGGCGAGCTTCCACCGGCATTTCTCAAGCGTCCGGCCAGCGTTCTCGAGGTTATTCTCGGGTTGGCCGATCGTATGGCGTTTGAGTTGGACGACGAAGCGGGCATCACGCAGTATTTCTGGGAGTTGACCGACAACCTCGGTATCAACTACATGGACTACCAGTTCGAGGATGACTCCGACATCGATCTAATCATCAAACGGAAGATCGACCGATGGATGAGTCGTCAGTATGATTCCGACGGACGCGGGGGCATATTCCCTCTTAAGTCCGTTCCTAGGTTCTCCGGAGAGACCGAGTTCCCGAACCAGAACCGTCTTGAGCTCTGGTACCAGATGCAACTCTACCTCGCGGAGAACTACGACATATAAGGAGTCAAATGGATTTCTACGAGATCAAGGAGCGAGCCCTGAAGTCGGGCACCACCGAGGTACGGCCGGCCTGGCGGGTGCACCAATTCAAGGATCTCATGGTTCGTGGGAAGTCCTTCTACGCCGTGTACAATCCTGAGACGCACTTCTGGACTACTGACGAGTATGACCTGGTGCGTATCGTGGACGCCGACGTCGCCCGTCACTTTCAAGAGGCCTCAAAGAGAGTCAACGGGTCCGTCTGGCCGCGGTATCTAGGGGACTACGACTCCAAGACATATTCCGAGTACAAGGCGTGGGTGTCCAAACTTTCGGACGCCTACCGCCCTCTCGACAGCAAGATACTGTTCGCCGACCAAATCCCCCGAAGGGAGGATTACGCAACCAGAACGCTCTCATATTCTCTGAGCGGCGATCCATGCCCAGGTTACGAGGAACTCATGAGCACCCTCTATGATCCAGACGAGAGGGAGAAACTCGAGTGGGGCATCGGATCTATATTCACGGGAGACTCTACCTGGATCCAGAAGTTCTTCGTGCTCTATGGATCTGCTGGATCCGGTAAGTCAACCGTCCTGAACCTTATCTCGAGACTGTTCGACGGCCATATCGGTCAGTTCGATGCAGCGGCTCTTGGGCGACCCAGCGACCAATTCGCCCTTGAGCCATTCAAATCGAATCCTCGAGTGGCCATTCAGCATGATGGCAACCTCTCCCGGATCGCGGATAACAGCCGCCTGAATAGTCTCGTATCACATGAACCGATGGTCATGAACGAGAAGGGGAAATCCCTCTACACGTTCAAGCCTGAAGCGATGCTGTTCGTGGGCACCAACTTGCCGGTCCGTATCACCGACTCGAAGAGCGGACTGACGAGACGTCTTATCGACGTTGAGCCTTCTGGACGAAAGCTCGATATTCGTCGATACAAAGAGATCATGTCCCAACTCGAGGACGAACGGGGATCTATCGTAAAGCGCTGCGTGGAACTCTATAAGTCCAAGGGCCCGTCGTATTACGACGACTACAAGCCCATCGGCATGATGAGTAAAACCAATCCCATCTTCAACTTCCTCGATTTCTATCAGGACGAGTTGGATGATGAGGACGGAGTCACTCTCAAGCGCATCTACGAGATGTACAAGGAGTACTCCCAGGCATATTCGGACGGAGCTATGTACCCCATGTACAAGTTCAAGGACGAGATCCGGGACTACTTCGAGGAGTTCCACGATCGCATCATGGTCGACGGGGAACGCCGGCGCAAGGTGTATAAAGGGCTACTGAAATCCAAATTTTCCCAGGGGGAGAAGACGGAAAACCCGATTTCGGACTGGACTGAGATGAAGGAGCAGCCGTCATATCTTGACGAGCTCTATAAGGACCGTCCGGCGCAGTACGCCAACGAAAACGGACTCCCAGCGAAACGTTGGGACGACGTCACGACAACACTGAAGGACTTGGACACTGGAAAGGAGCATTATGTCCTCGTACCCGAGCAAGACGTCGTCATCGACATCGACCTCGACAAGGACAGAGACAAGTGTCTGGAAGAGGCTCGCAGGTGGGTTCCCTCCTATGCTGAACTCAGCCGATCGGGGGGTGGAATCCACATCCACTATCGATATTCGGGGGATCCTTCCGTACTTTCACGGTTGGTGCGACCCGGAGTCGAGTGCAAGGTCTACTCAGGCAAATCCGCCCTCCGTCGACGCCTCACCGAGTGCACCGCCCACCAGGGCCTTACCACGGTTGAAGACGGATATCTTCCCGTCAAGGAGAAACCCTTGATCCGACAGGAGGTCATGCAGAACGAGAAGTCCATCCGAAAACTCATAGAGCGGAACCTGCGGAAGGAATTCCATCCCGGGACGAAACCCAGCATCGATTTCATCATGAAGGTGCTGACGGACGCCAAGGAGTCTGGGATGGACTACGACGTGTCGGACATGAGGCAGAAGGTTCTCACGTTCGCCATGAAGTCTACCCATCAGGCCGACTACTGCATCAAGCTGGTGCAGGAGATGCCGTTCTCTTCGGAGAGCGACCATGAGGAGACCTATGAAGAGCCGGACGACGATACCCCGATCATTTACGACGTCGAGGTATTTCCGAACCTGTTCCTTGTGAACTGGAAGGTCCGTGGCGCCAACAAGATCCAGAGGATGATCAATCCGACTCCGAATGAGATCTCTGATCTTACAGAGAAGAAGCTCGTCGGATTCAATAACCGTCGGTACGACAACCATATCCTGTACGGTCGCATCCTGGGTTACTCGAACATCCAGCTCTATCACCTCTCTCGTAAGATCATCAACAACCTCATCAAGGAGGGATTCCGAGAGGCATACAACCTGTCCTATACCGATATCTACGACTTCGCCGCCAAGAAGCAGTCCCTCAAGAAGTGGGAGATCGAGCTGGGTATCCACCACAAGGAGCTCGGTCTTCCTTGGGACGAACCGGTGCCGGAGGAGATGTGGGAAGAGGTCGCCGCATATTGCGACAACGACGTCATTGCCACAGAGAAGGTATGGGACTATCTGGAGGCGGACTGGGAGGCCCGTCAGATCCTTGCTGCGATCGCGGGGCTTCCTGTCAACTCTAGCACCAACAAGCTGACCACCCAGATCATATTCCAGGGTCAGCGAGACACTCAGAAGTACTTGCAGTACACAGACCTGTCGGAGATGTTCCCCGGCTACAAGTACGAGTACGGCAAGTCGACATATCGTGGTGAAGAGGTTGGCGAGGGCGGCTACGTCTACGCCGAACCCGGATACCACGAGAACGTGGCCTTGTTGGATATTGCGTCGATGCATCCTACGTCGATCGAGAATCTCCAGCTGTTCGGCCCCTACACCAAGAGGTACAGCGAGCTCAAGAAGGCTCGTATCTTGATCAAGCACAAGGAACTCGACGAGGCTCGGAAGATCCTGAATGGGGCGCTGGCTCCATATCTGGACGACGACTCGAACCTCGACGCTCTGGCCTATGCGCTGAAGATCGCACTGAATTCGACGTACGGACTCACCGCCGCCAAATTCGACAACCCACTCCGAGACCCCCGGAACGTGGACAACATCGTCGCCAAGCGTGGCGCGTTGTTCATGGTCGACCTGAAGCACTTCGTTCAGGAGAAAGGATACACCGTTGCCCACATCAAGACAGACTCGATCAAGATCCCGAACGCTGACGATCGCATCATTTCGGAGGTCTTCGAGTTTGGGAAGAAATACGGCTACACATTCGAGCACGAAGCGACCTACGATCGTATGTTGCTCGTCAACGACGCCGTGTATATCGCACACGACAAAGACGGTTGGCACGCAACGGGCAAGCAGTTCCAAGAGCCGGTTGTCTACAAGACCCTCTTCACCGGAGATCCTCTGGCTCTCGAAGATGTCGCCCAGACACGATCGGTTACTACACGAATGCTGCTTGAATTCGATGAGAACGACCGAAAGTTCGTCGGTCGCGTCGGGCGCTTCATTCCTGTTATCCCAGGAACTCCCGGGGCAGGGCGACTTGTACGCGAGAATCATCGAGTGGACAGCGAGGGTCGTGAGATTATTTCATACGGCGATGTTGGAGGTTGCAAGGGGTATCTCTGGGTTGATTACGAAGACGCCGGAGACGACTGGCGAGATAGAGTGGATAGTCGATATGGACGGGAACTCGTTGACGCTGCCAGAGGGCAGATTCAGAAGTATACGGACGTCGATTCGTTCCTAGCAGCATGAATCGCGAGAAGGGCAGGGCATATAATGAGACCCCTCCAGAAAGGTACTGCCATGTCCTGCCCCTCCCTCGCCCGCCAGTACGTCCTCACCAACCTCGCTGAGATGGGTGTTGGCTTCGCCATAGCTACGTTCGCCTACTACGCGACACGTGACTACTGCGACCAGCACCAGCTCACAGCGACAAAAGAGGACATGCTCGCTATGGCTAAGAACATCAGCGACACATTCAAGACCAACTGAACCAACCTCACACCTAGAACCCAACCCGGGTTCTAGGTTTCTTGATAGAAAGGAACGAACACAATGCTCTCTTCTGTTTACGACGGCGGCCAGACCGCTAACGATATCCTCATCGGTTACACCAGCTACCTTCGGGACGAGATGGTGAACCTGACGGACGACGAGATCGAAGAGCTCATCAAGAAGCTTGAGCTCTGTGACCGAAGCAGCCATAGCCACTACCGTCGCCAGACAGTCCAGAACCTCCTTGATATCTGCCGCTCCGAGTTGGACGACCGGGACCTCGTTCGCTGCCTCGTAGAGGCGGATCTCATCGTCGGTGTTAAGAGCTTTGGTGGTGACTTGGATGAGTGACACTTCTGCTGAAGGCGTAGAGCTTGCGACGGTCCGACTCATCCACGGGGGCCAAGTAGCCATCGAGTCATTTCTGTCGTCGCTTCCGTCGATGATTGAGAAGACCACTGATAGTGAGCTCTGGTCGTTCATCTGCAAGGTCGACCTCCTTCAAGAAGAGCTCGGCGACCTGCTGAATCCTTCACAGGAGGACTGGATCAAGAGGCTCTACGATATTCTCATAGAAGAGTGGGACGCCCGGTGGCTTCTCATGCGCCTCCACGACCACGGCATCATCCGCCTAGAGAGGAGGCCATGAACTACTATCTATATTCTCCTCCCTACTATGTCGACCAAGTTCTATCCCAAGACTACTACCCCATAGAAAGGAACACGACATGGCCGTCAACACTTACACTATCAAGAACGCCAAGCTCCTCTTCCGTAACTTCGCCGGAGCACAGGACCGATTCGGAAACACAGCACGCACCTTCTGCGTCATCATCCCTGACGACGCCGTCGACGACTTCCGAGCCGAGGGATTCAATGTCAAGACCCTGAAGCCTCGGGACGAGACAGAGGAGCCTCTCCCCTTCATCAAGGTGAAGGTCAACTTCGGAGGACGTCCGCCAAAGATCGTCTCGATCATCGGACGCACCCGTACGCTCTTGAACGAGCAGACGGTCGGAGCCCTCGATTTCGCAGATCTTGAGCGGGCCGATATTGCTATCCGTCCCTACCACGGACGTACCAAGGCCGGAGCGGAGTTCTGCTCGGCATATCTCGACAAGGGCTTCTTCACCATCGTGGAGGACGAGCTCGAGGCTATGTACTCTGAGGAGATTGACGACGAGGAGGTTCCGTTCTGATGCCGCTCGAAGTCAAGCTCTTCAACCCTCGCCGTAGCGTCTGCGAGGCAGTCAAGGTTACGGATGACAATCTCCGCATGGTCCGCAACTGGGCCTCCAGCGATGAGGAGATCAAGGCCGATCTGCACACAGGGGCTATCGGCAAGTGGGTTATCCGTCGTAGCGACAACAAGTTCGACCTCATGACCGAGGGTCAGCTCTGGGGCCTCTACGAGCCGATCCTGCACTGACATCCATATCCACGGGGGCCCTGGGGAGACCTGGGGCCCCCATACACCTAGAAGGAATGAACGCATGCTCAAGAAGCTTTATTTCCACCAGGACGAGACTCATAAGTACGTCTTCGACATCCAAACTACCATCCGAGTCGACAAACCGGAGTTCACCAAGTGGGTCATAGAAGTCGACCCCAGCAACAAACTCGGTACCTGTCAGGTGGTGGCCACTACAGATGACTGCACGTTCGACATCGTTGAAGACGAGACCCTGGTCGTTTGTACGCTCCCGCCTGTCGAGGAGACTGAGTATCCGGATATCTGGACAGTCAATATCGAGAAGACAGACTTTACGTTCCTTACTATCGAGGGGGAGATAACTTGGGCGAAGCACGGCGACCTCAAGGTTAAGACCGGCGACGGCCACGTCAACTACCTTTCATCAAACCTTCGCGAGTTTGAAGTTGATGATGCATCTCGGGTCATCACCGCTCGTTATAAGCAGTGATCCTCATTTTTTCGTATTGTACTTGTGTAGGAGGCACAGATGAGACTAGTTCTGAGGATGCATGAGGGTCCCGTCTACAGGCGCCGGATCAAGGAGTTCGGTTTCATGGGTGACTTCGGGGACGAGTACCCGTACGTAGCCATGATGATCACGGAACTCGACGGCAGCCGCTCGTATTATCACCTCAGCCGATTCAAACTCGATATGCTGATGGATCAGACTGTATACATCGTTGAGAAGCCGACAGAAAAGAATCCCGAGGAGGACATGCGATGAAACTGGTACTCAAGGATCTCGATGGTAACGTAGCCCAGCGTCGAATCAAGGATTTATGTTGTGATGGGGACATTGGAGACGAGGATCCCCGGGCCGCTCTGGTCATCGTCGAGATGGATGACACCCTCACATATCTCCCCATCGACCAATTCATCTGCGAGGAGTGGACTGAGGATACCGTAGTTGTCAAGGAGGACTGGGCATGACAGCATATACTGTAGAGCGACACGGCGACCGCTGGATCGCCTGGCACACGGAGGGGCTACTCGGAGTAGCTGACGACATGATTTCTGCATACCGTCTCGTGGAGGAGGCTACTAATGGCAGCCGCTGACCCGATGCCCGACCCGAACATCTACGATATCCGAGAGGACGGAACTGTCTACGGGAAGCGCTCGGGCAAGCTTATACCCATCCGGACGTCCCGGTATGGTCTTCCGCAGATCCGTTTTTACAAAGGACATCGCTACCGGGTTCAGCTCCTCAGCAAGATCATCTGGACCCATTTCCATGGTGAGATCTCGTTCATGCACGAGGTGCGGTACAAGGACGGCGATCCCTGGAACTGCTCCTTGGAGAACCTATATCTGAAGGACCTGAATGAGGAATTCGTGCCTTTGGATCGCTGGCCAGGCTTTGCTATCAGCAAGGGCGGCGAATTGATCAACATGACCACCCTGCACCGGATCAAGCCCATGATGCCTCCGAGCAGGACCAACCTCATGTTCTCGGTCCGCGTTGACGGAGAGAGTCGGACCTTCCCGGTTGCATTCACGGTCTGGGAGACGTTCATGGGAGAGAAGGTCAACTCGCATTATCTCTGCCACAAAGACGGCAACGTCTGGAACTGTGCCCTAGACAACTTGTATCTGAGTGACGAGTACCCTTACTCTCCGCCCAAGGGTGATGGGAAGAACGAACCGAAGTACAGGCCCATCATCGAGGAGGACGGAAAGGAATACATGCCAGTCGAGTACTATATTCACATGGTCGACGGAGTAAAAGGAGAGAAGGAGAGTGGAATCCCCCAGCACTGCCGACTTGGCTCCTACTGAGACATTCAAAGACAGCATCATCGATGATATCGAGGTCAGTGATCTCGGTAGGATTCGGCGTATCTCGACTGGTCAGATCCTCACACCTTGCCTTAGGGCGAACGGGTATGTCCAGGTGACCCTGTGGGATCGTGGGATTAGACGGACGAAGTATGTCCAGAAGCTGGTCTGGGAGGCCTTCAACGGCCCTCTGGAGCCCTTGCAGCGGGTCGCTCACCTGAATGGTGACCTGACTGATAACAGGCTCTCAAATCTCTTCCTGGAGTCTCACAGCGACTCGATGAGGAGGGCGTGGGACGCCAAACGACGCAAGTGGGAAACCATCTACCAAGGAGTTCTGTGGTGAGTGAGTATAGGAGCCCGCACAACGACGGGCATGATCCGTATATCCTGATCTGGGAGTACGGGAATGACGCCAATCGGGTGGAGTTCAGTGAGCGCTGGGCAACGTTCGGCGAGGACGGCTGGACTATCTGGCATTTCCGGTTAGTTGACGGCGGAGTCATGAGCTTCTCGAGTCGAGAGTGGGATCAGCGAGACGACGTCAACCATCTGACAACTATCCATTTCCAGCCGAAGATTCAGAACAAAGAAGGTGAGAACTCGTGACACCAGTGGAGAGGGATGTTCTGACAATCGTTCGAGGGGACGAGACCGTCTATGACAAGGAGGGTATCTACGATATCTGGAGTTACTCGAAGGACGGCAGCACCGTGGTGACTATTCAGGACGCTGTCACGGAAGAGATCCTATACGAGGACTTGCCGATCGAGTGCATGACGGTGAAAGCACCGTTCATCAACATCCAGACCGAGAGGGTCTGAGCTTTGGGACCGGTTGATCTATGGCCCCATCAGGTCGAAGCTGTGAAGAACCTGAGGAATGGGTGCATATTGACCGGTAAGCCGGGCTCGGGGAAGTCGGTTGTCGCCCTCCAGTACTACGTTGAGAAAGTGCTGGGGGTGCGGCATCCGGCCGATCTTCCGAGGCGGCTTGCCGAAGGACCCAGGTTATATATAATCACCACTGCTCGCAAGAGGGATGATCTTGATTGGCAGGGCGATGTCTCGATGTATGGGCTAACGGACTACACAACGGTCGATTCGTGGAACAACATCAGTAACTACAGTAACGTCCGTGACTCTTTCATCATATTCGACGAGCAGAGGGCTATCGGCAACGGCAAATGGGCCAAGACATTTGTCAAGATGGCTCGCGCTAACGAGTGGATCATGCTGTCTGGCACGCCTGGGGATAACTGGATGGACTACTGCCCGGTATTCGTAGCCAATGGTTTCTTCAAGAACCGCACCCAGTTCGAGAGGGAGCACTGCCAGTTCAACTACAGAGCGGGCTATCCTCGTCTTGAGCGATATCTTGGGCAAGGGAAGTTGTTGCGGCTTCGGAAGAAGGTCCTCGTGGACATGCCTTTTGTCAAGAAGACGGTTAAGAAGCGGACGGACGTCCCGGTATCCTACGAGGAGAAGCCATATCGTACGATCCAGAAGTACCGCTTCGATCCGTACAAGGAAGAGCCTATCAAGAACGCAGGCGGCCTTTGTCATGTCTTGAGGAGAGTGACGAATGAGGATCCTGTGAGACTTGAGACTGTGCGACAGCTGTGTGAGGAGCATCCTCGAGTCATCGTCTTCTATAATTTCGACTATGAACTCTTCATGCTGCGGTCGTTGGGGGATATTCTCGGAGTACCGATCGCCGAGTACAACGGACACAAGCATGAACCCTTGCCGGAGGGTGAGCGATGGGTGTATCTTGTGCAATACACGGCGGGTGCAGAAGCTTGGAACTGCACCACTTGTGACACGATGATATTCTTCTCTCAGAACTACTCGTGGAAGGTCATGGAGCAGTGCGAGGGGCGAATCGACAGGCTGAACACTCCTTATTCAGTCCTGAACTACTACTACCTGAAGAGCCAGTCGCCCATCGATCAGGCCATTTCGAGGGCGATTCGGGTCAAGGAGATCTTCAACGAGAGGGGTTTCTACGAGTCTCTGAGGTGATTGTTGTACCACCCGTTGTACCACTTGGTGCGGCGGGTGGGCAACGATTCTGTTGTTTGTGTGACTGGAGTGACGCATGCGATTGGCCAGTTTTTTGGCCAGTTTTGAAATCGGCCGAAATCCGTATTGTACACGTGCGTCAAATTTGGCCAGTTTTTGGCCAATTGGCCAGTTTTGAAACGGGGTTGGCCACGGATCTGGCCACCACTTTTCGTTGCAATTTCAACGTTTATACCCCAATTTGGCCAATTGGCCAGTTTTGTTCTGATTACCAGGAGTTGAGTAAATTTTCTTATATATAGAGAATACACAGGGTTCGCCTGGCCACTGGCCAAGTATTGTACATGCACTGTATTGTACATGTAGTCCCGATACAAGTCTCAACGACATGTACAATAGACCGCGTCGCAAACATGTATCCTAATGAAGGAGATGGGCCTTCTATATTTTCGACCCCTCTTGCTTCACCACAGCTCCCACGGCTGGCTGAAACTACGCCACCTCAACACCGCATAGAACACTCAAACAACTTACGAGTACCGACACATGCGGCGCCCCGGCCAGCCGTGGGTATAATTCTTGATTCGAGGATAGACCCCATGCTCGAACGTGACTACCAACGCGGACTCATATCCAGGATCGAGGGACGCCTGCCTGGCTGCCTCGTCCTCAAGAACGATCCGAACCACAATCAGGGCATACCCGACCTGATCATCATATTCGGATCCAAGTGGGCCGCACTCGAGGTCAAGAGAAGCGCAGATGCTGCTCACCGACCGAACCAGGATCATTTCATCGACAAGCTCGGCGAGTGGTCCTTCGCATCATTCATATACCCAGAGAACGAGAAAGGAACGCTCGATGAACTGGAACGTACACTCAAGGCTGGAGGGCCTGCACGCATTTCTGAGCGCCAGCAAGCACAGTTGGGTCAACTACGACGACGAGAAACTGGGCGAGGCGTTCAGGACAGCACAGGCGGCAGCGATGGGGACCAGGCTTCACGCCTTGGCCGCAGAGCATATTCGCCTAAAGATGCGGATGCCGAGGAACAAGGCCACCTTCAACGCCTACGTGAACGACGCCATTGGCTACGGGCTTGATCCCGAGGTCGTGCTATATCACAGCGAGAACGCATTTGGGACCGCCGACGCCATCGGCTTCGACGAGAAGAAGCATCTTCTCCGCATTCATGACCTCAAGACCGGCGTGACTCGCGTCAACATGGTTCAGCTTCATATCTACGCAGCACTGTTCTGCCTGGAGTACGAGAAGCTGCCTGGCGAGATCAACGTCGAGACCCGCATCTACCAGAATGACGATATCCTGGTAGACAACCCCAAGCCAGATGACATCGCCCATATCATGGACAAGATCGTCTGGTTCGACAAGCTCATCGAGGAGATCAAGACTGAGGAGAACTGATGCCCTCCGATATCCTCAAACACTACGGGACTAAACGGCACTCGGGTCGCTACCCGTGGGGATCTGGCAAGGATCCATATCAGTCAGCCCAGGGCTTCCTCGCTGAGCGAGACAAGCTCAAGGCGCAGGGCATGTCCGAGGTCGATATTGCCAAGGCCTGGGGCATGAGTACCACCGAGTACCGCGCTCTGAACAGCATCGCTCGCGCCGAGAAGAAGGCTGGCGATATTTCTCGAGCATCTCGTCTCAAGGACGCCGGTCTGCCCAACACAGAGATCGGTCGACGCATGGGACTTAACGAGTCCTCGGTTCGTGAGCTTCTCAAGCCCAACGCATCATATCGCAAGGACGAGATCACCCGGGTCAAGGATATTCTGGCCGACGAGGTGAAGCAGAAGAAGTTCATCGAGTACGGTCTCGGCGTTGAGCAGAACCTCCAGTGTTCGTCGACATCTTTGAAGACAGCCGTCGAGGCCCTGAAGGCTCAGGGATATACTACTCACGACGTCAAGGTTAAGCAGGCCAACAGCGATAACTACACCATCCTCAAGGTTCTCGCCCCTCCCGGCACCAAAGCTGCCGATATTCATGCACAGAGGGACAAGATCCGCACTCCTGGTGTAGTCATCGACGAGAAGGGGCTGCTGTCGACTGGACTTCGTACTCCTCGAGCCATATCGTCAAAGAAGGTCGCCATCAAGTACGCCGAAGACGGCGGTACTGACATGGACGGGGTTATTCTACTTCGTCGTGGAGTCAAAGAGCTCAGCCTCGGTGGCTCCAATTACGCCCAGGTGCGTATTTCGGTCGACGGAACGCACTACCTCAAGGGCATGGCCATGTACTCGGATGATATTCCGAAGGGCAAGGACATAGTCTTCAACACCAACAAGAAGAAGGGGACACCCATGCTGGGCTCCAAGGACCACACGGTCCTCAAGCCCATGAAGGATGATCCCGAGAATCCATTTGGTGCGGTCGTTAAACAGAAGTTATTTAAGGACCCGAAGACTGGCAAGAAGGAACTGAGCGCACTCAATATTGTGAATGAGGAGGGCAAGTGGGACTCATGGTCCCAGTCCCTGGCCTCACAGTTCTTATCCAAGCAGTCCCCCAAATTGGCCAAGCGCCAACTTCAGGCTGTCCGTGATGAAAAGCGGAAGCAGCTCGATGAGATCATGGGTCTTACGAATCCCGTTATTCGTAAGCGGATGCTCATGTCCCTGGCTGATGACTGTGACTCGGCTTCGGTACATCTCAAGGCCAAGGCCCTCCCAGGTCAAGCGTCTCAGGTGTTATTGCCGATGCCCCATCTCAAGAAGGGTGAGGTATATGCTCCTAACTATCGGGACGGTGACGTTGTTAGTCTCGTGCGTTATCCTCATGGCGGGACTTTCGAGATTCCTACGCTCACTGTTAACAACCGAGGTAAGAAGTCTCGAAGTATTCTTGGCAATGCTAGGGATGCTATTGGGATCCATCCTTCTGTCGCTGAGCGTCTTAGCGGTGCTGATTTTGATGGCGACTCCGTCCTGGTAATTCCCAACAAGGGGAAGACTCGGATTCGTTCCACCGCCCCACTCAAGGGATTGAAGGGATTCGACCCCAAGAGAACATATCCTGGCTACCCTGGGATGAAGAGGATGTCGGATACTCAGACCCAGATGGGCAAGGTATCCAATCTTATTACCGACATGACTCTCAAGGGTGCCAGTGCCGATGAATTGTCCCGGGCTGTTCGTCACTCCATGGTTGTTATTGATGCCGAGAAGCATAATCTCAACTACAAACAGTCCGAGGTAGACAACGGCATCGCCGCATTGAAGAGGAAGTACCAGGGTGGCGCCGATAAAGGTGCAGCCACTCTTATTTCCAGGTCCAAGGGCGTTCGGTATGTACCCCATCGCAAGCCACGCAGTGCAGCGAAGGGTGGTCCATACGATGCAGCCACTGGTCGCAGGGTCTACGAGGAGACTGGCGAGTCCTATATTAACAAGCAGGGTAAGCTAGTCAAGAAGCAGACCAAGACCACCAGGATGGCTGAGGCTACCGATGCTAGGAAGCTGTCCTCTGGTACACTGATGGAGGGTATTTACGCACAGCACGCCAATGAATTGAAGGCCATGGCCAACGATTGTAGGAAGCGTGCCATTTCAACCCCCGCCATCAAACGAGACCCCCGGGCTGCTAAGAGCTATGCCCCTGAAGTTGCCACCCTCCGCGCAAAATTAAACCGGGCCCTCAAACAGAAGCCCCTAGAGCGGCAGGCACAGCTAGTGGCACAAGGTGTTGTGCAGAAGAAGCTTGAATCAAATCCAAATTTGACCAAGAAAGAACGGGCTAAGCTTGAGGCCATGGCTATCAAGACCGCCCGCCGCCGTCTTGGTTACGATAGAGAAGGCACAAGAGTGGTCCCCACCCCTCGTGAGTGGGAGGCCATCCAGAAAGGTGCTATATCTAACTCGATGATGGAGCATATTCTAGCCAACTCTGATCTCGATACCATCAAGTCACTGGCTTTGCCGAAGGAGAAGCTTCCTCTTGCTGGTGCTCAGAAGGATCGGATTAAGACTCTTCGATCTAACGGAGCCAACACAGCACAGATCGCTGAGGCATTGGGCATTTCTACAGCTAGAGTTAGGGAGTACCTGAATGGCTAGCCTTCTGTCCATTGTCAACTGTCCATTGTCCTTGAAACGGGGTGCATAGAGCCATGCTACGCCTAGCACTCACTACTGAGGACAATCCTTTCGATCCTTTCGATGAGTTCGAAGAGTGGTTTAACTTTGATGTTACTCAAGGTTACCACACCTGCGCCTACCTGGCACGGGTCACTACCACT